ATGGTTTGCAATATGAAGCTAACCTAGACCGTTTGAATTCGGATGGTGGCGAGGGTGAAGTAGGCGTGATCGTTATCGGTTGGACGTGGCAAGCGGTGCTTAATGCCAATCGTGTCGCGGTCCGTGATGCGTACATTGCAGCCCAACGAGCCGTCGCTGAGTCTGAGGCGCTATATAGCGTAGGGATCATGATGCAGACGACCGTCGCAGCTCTGAACAGTTACGATATGATCATTAGGATCAATTTTGCTGACGTCCTGTGACGGAAACACTACGGTTTATAAAAACCGTGTTACAATGAGGTACTATGTGGCTACTTAACAAAGACGCTTATTTAAAATTACGTCAGGGGTACTCAAATGTAAAACTTACTGATGAGTCAATTGCTCGCGCTCGAGAGCTCGTAGCCGAGGACTTATTTAAGGTCAGCGCAAGCAATCCTGGGGTTGCCACAATCCCCATTTCCGGGCCGATAACCAATCGGCCCGATTTTATCATCTCTCTGTTATTTGGCGGGGCCACCACTTGGCCCGCGATCCGTTCAGCCATAGCCTCAGCCGAAAATGATGCGTCCATTACTCAAATTGAGCTAGTTATCGATAGCCCTGGTGGCACGGTATCTGGCATGTTTGAGACAATGGAGGCCCTCGCAAACACGTCCAAACCAACCACTGCGGTAGTCAGCAACATGGCTGCCAGCGCTGCATTTAGTATCGCATCGCAAGCGGACAGCATTGTTGCGACCAACAAAGGCGCGACGTTTGGTAGTGTGGGTGTAGTTGTGGATACCATGGTCTGGAAAGAGGATGTATCAATTACATCAACAGAGGCGCCAAACAAACGCCCCGACCTAACGACCGAAGAAGGCAAGGCGATATTACGCGCAGAGTTAGACGACATACACGATTTAATGGTCGAGGGCATTAGCTCCGGCCGGAACACAACACCTGACAAGGTGAACACTAATTTCGGACGTGGGGGCATGCTCATCGCGAGTAAAGCACTGGCGGCCGGTATGATAGACAGCATTGGAGAAAAAACAGCGACCAATGCACCCACAAACTCAACCGATGAGGGGGCCAGCATGGACCTAGAGAAATTAAAAGCCGAGCATCCGGCGGTCTATGCCGCCATTATCGCTCTCGGCGTAACACAAGGCCAAGCCACAGAGCGTAAGCGTGTCGAAGCACATATGCGACTTGGCAAAACCGCTAACGCGTTAGACGTCTCAGCAGAGGCGATTTCGTCTGGCGCGGAAGTCGACGCCGAGTACACAAGTAAATACCTTGAGGCAACGATGACGGCTATGATCGCGGGTAAGGTATCCGCAGATAATGCGGACGTTGCGGACGTGGCGAACGGTGCGGCAGCGCCTAAGTCTAAGCCCACTGCTAAGAGTGACGATGACAAGTTTGACGACGCTGTCGCGATGGAAGTTGTTGAAGCTCTTGGACTTGACGATTTTGAGGTGACTCAATAATGGCTGATCCAACTATCACGAATGTCGATTTGGGGTCTGTCGAGTGGTCCGACGGCACTTTCGAACCTGGCACTTATACTGCCGTGGGGGCTACCGATCTGGCTGAGGGCACTATCCTCGCGGTTGATAGCGTATCGTTAAAGTACGTCGATTTCGTTAAAGGCGGATCGACAAACGAAAACGGCATACCCAAGGCTGTCGTGACTTACGACGTGCCAATATCCGGCGCGGGGGATTTTCCAATCAAGCCGCTGATTGCTGGCCGTGTGCGTAAGCCACGACTCGTGATTGTTGCTGACGGGGACGCCACCAACGTCGACAAGGCAGTCGAAGACGAGTTGCGGGACTTCAGTATTGTAGTTCACGCCGTCGATGACCTGTCAATCTTAGACAACCAGTAGGGGCGGAGAATTATGTCAGACGAATCTACCAAAAAAATGCTTCGCGCTTACGAACAGAGCGCGGCGCCGACTTTGTTCCTCTCGGGGTTTTTTCAGGCGCCGAAGATTAATTTCCATACCTCCGAATCGATCGAGTTTGATATCGAGCGGTCCGGCGAAGCCGTTGCGGTGCCTATCGCGGATTTGTCCGTTAGTGGCAACAAAAACGAAGCGCCCCGGTACACCAATAAAGAATTTGTGCCACCGATTTTGAAAGAGGAAGGCGCTATTAACGCGTTTGACATGATCAAACGGCAGATTGGTAATGATCCCTTTAAACAACCCTCGTTTATCGCAGCGGCCAATCTGCAAGCGATAAAACTCATGCGTTTGAATGAGGATAAGATCCGCCGCAACCAAGAGTTACAGGCGTCTCAAGTCTTACAGACTGGTGTTGTTACGCTGATCAACAGTGCCGGGGTACCCGTTTACACTATTGATTACTCACCTAAAGCCACACATATACTTCAAACTGCGATCAGTTGGTCTTCAGCTAACGCGACGATCCTCCCAGATCTTGACGGCATGGGTGATGTGATTCGGCAGGACGGTAAGACTGAGGGCAAAACGGTGATCATGGGGGGCACTGCATATCGGAATTTTATCAAAGATTCCGAGGTGCAAGCACATTATGATAATCGACGTATTGATCAGGGGTCTATTCACCCCATGAAGGTTAATGCCGTTGGCGGTAAGTTTCGGGGCACGCTAGAAGTCGGTCAGTATCAATATGATATCTGGACTTACGATGGTCGTTTCGATGCGCCGGATACAGGCACCAACACTCCATTTATCGACCCCAACTTTGTGGTTATGATTGGTGAGGGTGCACGGTTCGACGCGACTTTCGGCGCGATACCAAAAATTGCCCCGCCCGATCCACGCGTACGCGGAATTCTTGGCGGATTTGGCCGGAGCTCACAGGGCGCTCGCCGAATGGACATGACCCGCAACGCTTGGTTTAGCCCAGATGGCGAGAACTTGATGTTTAGCTCAGGTACCCGTCCGCTGATGATTCCCACTGCGATCGACAAATACGCATCGCTTAACACGGTACAACCATAATGGCATATGAACTAATAAAAGGCCGTAGCGCCACCGGTTGTGGGGGCATGTTACATGGTCCTCGGACAGTAACTGTTAAAAATTTCCCGGCTGGTGCGGCTGCCATTGAGCAGCTGCTAAAGTCCGGGGCGGTAATTGATACGGCTAACAAAGTCGTAGCGGAAGTACCCGCCGCGCCGGAAGTACCCGCCGCGCCGGAAGTACCCGCCAAATCGTCCAAGAAAAAATAGACGGTGGGATTGCGAGAAGTAGCCGAAGCTGATTTAGCGTTTATATTAGAGGACGCTGACACTGGTTTCGGTTGGCCAATTACGATAACCAATCCAGCCGGGCTTGAAAGTACGGACTTGATTGGTTTTAGTAACGACGTCGCGCAGTTGATCGACCCAGACACTGGGCAAGCGGTTACGGGTCGCACTGTGTCCGTCGCGATCAGGATCTCGACTCTGATCGCACAGGGATTCGACCCGGTTGATTTACCTAAAAATGTGGTAGATGGGCCTGGTTGGATCGTGACGTTTGACGACATTAATAGTAACGCTTACACGTTCCGCGTGATCAACGGTAATCCGGACCGCGCGTTAGGTATGATCACATGTGAGTTGACGTTTAACGGATAGTTCGCCCGCAAGGGTGTGGATTGAAACAAACAATGGTTGATGTACTGACCGGACTCATTGACAAGCAGGACAATTTTGAAATCGTCCGCGATCAGATCGCACAGATACTCGCGGACGAACAAGCCAACCAAGTGGCACTAGCTACGACGGCGGGCAAACCGGACCCACAAGAATGGGCACTGAAAATTTTTACCGAACGATCAAATCCGGTTGAGGATTTTCGGGAGGGAACGAACTATACCCCCGTGGTGAATGTCTGGTACGAAAATTCTATATTCCCCAAGGGCGCGGGATCCACAGTTGATAAGCAGAAATCGACGACTGTGTACAACATAGATATTTATGGTTCGGCTGCTGCCGACGATGATGCGGCGTTTACGGCCCAGCGAGCCGTACGGCTCGTACGTAATACGCTCATGGCATCGCTCAACACTTACCTACAGTTACGGGGTTTAGTGTGGTTGCGATGGCCGCAGTCGATACAGCAGTTTCAACCGGCAATCGGGGATAATGCTGCGCCGCAAGTTGTAGCTATACGGTTTCCATTAGAGGTTGGTTTTTACGAAACAACAACGTTGCGTGACACTGGGACGCTGGATATAATACATATAGACATAAAACGAGCTGAAGATGGGTCAATATTGGCCAGCGCAGAATTTGATTACACTTAAAACGACGGGGCGATAAAATGGTATCCACCGCTATAGCAGCTTCAAGCCGAGCTTCCACCGTCGGCATAAAAACAGAATTTAAGGACCTCCGTGCGGGTAATGTTGTTCTCCTGCCCCAGCGAATCGCGGTTATTGGCCAGGGGGCAACTGCGTCCCAGGGTAGTTACCCCCTAGCGAAAACCACGCTTACGACCGCATTAGACGTTGCCAATTTATTTGGTTTTGGTAGCCCCATGCATCACATGGCGTTACAACTTTTACCGGCAAATGGGGACGGCGTTGGAGCCATCCCCGTCACTTTCTACCCGCTTGATGACGACGCGAGCGGGGTGGCCGCAACTGCGGACATCACCGTAGATACGGCCGTTGCGACAGGTAACGGCGAGTTTACAGTTCTGATATCAAACATCGCTAGTGCCACATTTTCCGTCGTGACTGGGGACACTCAGTTAACTATCGGGCCGAAAGTATTGACCGCGATCCAAGCCGCGCTTGAGTGGACCATGTTAGCCGTTGCTGGGGGTACGGACGATGTCGTTGACCTCACGGCAAAATGGGAAGGCGTTAGCAGCAATAACATGACAATCGATATTGTGGGTCCAACGGACATCACCGTATCGTTTACGATCACACAACCTAATGGGGGTCTGGTCGATCCAGATATCCAGGACGCGTTGGATATGTTTGGCGAGGAAATTTGGGAGACTCTCGTAGTTAACCCATTTGACGACACCAACACGACCGCGCTCGATGCGTTGGTAACGTTTAATGAGGGCCGTTGGCTAGCCCAAGTGAGGCGTCCGTTTATGGCGTTTTACGGATCGGTTACGACGGATGTCAACACGCTGATTACTGCGTCTGACTTACGCCGTACGGATCGTACGAATTCATACACCCCAGAACCCGGCGCCGTAGATCTGTTGTTTGCTCTGGCGGCCCGCACGGTTGCACGTATCGCGGTTACCGCAAACGACGTGCCCGCCAAAGGTTATCAGGGCTCCCAGCTTTCAAACATGACGCCCGGCGATGACGCGGATCAATGGAACTATACCGAACGTGACTTAGCAGTCAAAGGCGGAGTGTCTACAATACGAGTTATCGACGGGCTGTCTACAATCGAGGACTCAGTTACGCACTTTCACCCGTTGGGGGATGTTGATCCGGCGTATCGATATGTTGTGTCGATTACAAAAGTCGAAAACATACTATTTAACACTGAACTAATTTTCACGGCGGCAGAGTGGCAACAGGCCCCGCTGTTAGCTGACAATGATCCATCGAGCGAACCCTCGGCCAAGCGGCCCAAGGACGCTATTGCGGCCATCTCCACAATGATCAATTCATTGGCGGATAAAGCAATTATTACGTTACCCGATGAGGCCAAGCTAACGATTGTGGCTGCAATCGACGGCACTAACCCCAACCGGTTAAATGTGGCTTTTACAGTCAAAATTTCAGGCAACACTAATATTGTCTCAGTTGATTTCAACTGGGGTTTTAGCTTCGGAGGTTAGATATGTCGACAGGCGGAAGTATTGAATCAGTGACTCTTACCGGTCGCACCTATTCCGTCGCGGCGGATGCGGACGTTAGCCGAAAAATTGGCGGTTTTGAAAATGACATTCAGGTCAATGGCAACGGCTCGACCCGCGAGATAAAAACCCGCGTAGCTTGGAGCCTCACGGGTATCACACTTTCGATTGATGACGATTTGGGGGATCAGGAGTTTTTGCAGGATCTGATGGACGCCAACGCTAATTTCGCGATAACTATCACGTACGCCAGTGGGGCTATTTGGCAAGCTACAGGCCAGGTTAGTGGGGAAGTCACGCATTCGTCTCAAGCAACAACCGCATCGATTGAACTCGGTGGACCAGGCAAATTAACGCAACAATAAATGGTTAATTATGAAAATAGATTCAGAAACAGCAGAACTCGAGTTTTCTCGACTTTGCGAAAGTTGGGACATTGAGCGCGTTGAGGACGATCCAGAATATGATCGCCTTAAATCAACCGTTGTCAGAGCCATTCAAAAAGGCGTTGTTACGATTGATGAGGAATGTAACCTCAAGGTTACGTTTGCTTATGAGGGCAGCTTAGGCGCCGTTACGTTAGACCCAGCGAAGGCCCGCATGGGTGTTATTGACCAGTACAAATCTGATCAGAATTTTATGCGCATGATGGCACTACTCGGCACCATGTGTGGTGAAGCTCCAAAAATGTTGGCTCGATGCGACGTGCGCGACACGAAGCTCCTAATGGCGATAGGCGCACTTTTTTTGGGCGGGTAGCGGGCGCGTCAGTTGTCCGCAATGGGGTAGATGTTCACCCCGGTCCGCACACTCGTCAAACGCTCTATCGCGAAATGTTTACTCAAATCCTTTTGAACTATCATGTGTTACCCGATCCCCGCACGCTTGTCGCGTGGGAGATCAAGTCGTATTATGATGCTATTCGGCCGGTTCTTCGTCAGCTTTCGAAACCTCGGGATTGAGGATAGACTTCAGTTCACGGATAAACTCTTTCAGCATTTTCCGTTCAGCTAGCACAACTCTAGCGTTCATCGGGGTTGCTGCGAGTTCACTGGAGATCTCTGAGGGCTTTGGGCTGCCTAGTTGGGGTTCCCTGGCCATGAGTTTGGTATCGATCTTCTCCCTAGAGGCTAATGCCTTTTCGCACCAGGACTGCAAGGCTAAGAGCTCGTTGAGTACCAAGATTTCAGGGTCCAAAAACTGGGAAGCCGGGTCTTCTACGCTATCGTTACTCATCTTTAATCTCCGCTACCCCGACACTTCCATCAGCATTGGTGTCTATCAAGTCCTGTAGGAACTCTCGATCCCCCCGGCTATCGTCTATCTCAACCTCGAAGCTCTGTAAGCGTCCGTTCACGTGGGCCGTAATTACGCGTGTAGGCTTACCTAAACTCGGTAGTTTTCGGTTACCGTCCGCGTCAACGGGGAAAGGGTAGGTGTGACCATCGATAGTCACTGATTCAATGCAGCCTCCAGGTGGGCGCTCGATCGGGTCATCAGTTATGTCTGTCATCGTGGTTCCTCAAAATAGGTGAACGTACCCTCAAGTTTGATCGGGCGAATTGTGCCGTGCAGCGTGACCCGCGTGTTCACCGTTAACTCGCACCGTTCCGGGTCGTATTCCGTCGTTAGTTTTTCGACAGACTCCACAGCCGGCGATTTGCGGAGGGTTGCAAGGTACACATCGATAAGCACATCTGACATGACCAGCTCGGTGGCCAACTGTTTGATTTTATCCGGCTCACTCACCTCCCACCTCCGAGCGTGCATAGTCAATGAGATGTCCCCAGACCTCGGGTGTTTAGCCCAATCGGTTGCCCGGTACCAGGTAGCGGTGCTATTCGAGTATCCGCGCAAGTCATCGGGTCGATCGACGAACTTCCAGCCGAGTGCTAGCTCGTGTGTCGCCGCGTATGCTCTCGCCTCCCGGATATCCTGTGCCATTACAAAAATTTGCATTATAAAATTTCCGTCAAGCCGAGTTTATGTGCGTGTTTGACTACGTAATCACGCCCCCCGCCATCGATAAATGCGCAACTAGAGTCCATGGGCATTCCGCATGTAACGTGCGTCCATGAGGTTAAACCATGTTGGTACGCGGCGTATGCAGCCCGTTGGAATGTGTCGGCAATCACGTAAACGTAGGCCGTGTTTGGCTCGGTCGGCTGCGCTGGTTCTGGCCAAACATCTTTGTAGTATAGCGCGGCGTATCCTGGCCGATACATCGTGCAATCGGAATCCGCCTTACCGCTAGGGCTAACCCAACCCCATCCAGGGGGCGTTAGACCAGCTCCCCAGCTCGTAGAATTTGATTCCTCTTGCATCCACACAATCGCCTCGCCATATCCAACGGAGGGTACCACTGCGGGTGAGGGAGGCGCAGGGTATACGTTCTGCTGAACGATTTTTTGGTGACCTTTTCGGCGCAAGAAAAACCCCTCTTTGTGTCTGCGCTTGACCCATTGCCATCCGCCAGGGCAGTGGCTATCGGGCGTTTTCTCTTCCATGAAACCCACCACCATAGACCTGCAGAATTCGATCGCCTCGTCGCGGGTTAACGGTTTGGGCTTAGTGACGCGACTTTCGTATATCACATCATAGGGGGCGTCAGTTCTCAGGTACCAGATACCGCAATCGTCACTGTCCCACCGCCAGCCCTCAGGGGCGATCATTGTCGGACCCCATTGAAAGTCAGGCAGTTCTGAGTAATCGCGGATAATCTCGTCTCGGGGCGTAATACCATACGTGCCGTTTTCACGCTCGATCGCCTCCTCAAGGATAGGGATAAGCATGGCGACAGTGAGCACACAATTGGTATCCTGGTTTCCTAGTGTCTCTAATAAATTTTTCATTGGTTTGCAAACTCTATGGATGTCCTCGGGCCGCGCGTATAGGTCTAAATGCGGGACTTTTTGCATTTCTGATGGCGCTAGCCGATTGGGCGGCTTTTCCTCGACGTAATGTGGGTGGTCTTGGGTCGTGCCATCACACCGGTATGATTTTTCTTGGAACACTCGGATCGCCTGTTCTCGGTTTTCCGCGTGGGTGAACGAGATTTCGGTGTTATCGCTTTTTCGTTTTAATGCGTAAGCTTTCATACTTGTACAAAGTCCTCGCAAATTAATTCGGCTTTTCGTTCCGCTGGTGTGTATGCGTCCCAATTGGCCTCAACGTGTTCTGGATAGTGGCAAATTTTGGGGGTAAGCGCGTCCTTAAGCTCTGCGTGGAAACAGCCAGTTAGGGATACGATAATTAGTATTGTGGTTGCAAATCTCATGGTATAACCTCAGTCAATGTATGTACAGACTTATGATCAGCCAAAGCCGTGCTATAATCTGTTGCATTAGTGTAAAGAGGTGTGTTTATGGGATCCAGATTTGAAGTCTCGACCGTTTTCCGCGCGATCGATCGACTATCCCCACCCGTCCGATCGATGGCACGAACGACCGACCGGGCGTTCGACCGGATGGACCGGCGGATCAAGCGGTTTAACACATCGTTAACCCGCATGGGCACCAAGATGCGCAGCATCAACTCGGCCGCAACAGTTGCGTTTGCTTCGGTCGGGTTTGTTGTGGGTGCTGCGGTCAATGATCTCGCCAATTTTGAGCGAGCGTTAGGTAAGGCAGCGGCTAAATTTCCGGAGGACATCAAACGGGGTACGGCGGCATTTGAGGAGTTACGAATCGCCGCGCGCGAAGTCGGAGCAACCACAGAATTTACCGCACAACAGGCAGCGGACGGCCTGGATTTTTTCGCCAAGGCGGGTAAGACTGCCAAATTTTCGATGGACGCATTGCGCCCCACTGTTGACTTCGCGACGGCCGCATCGCTGGATTTTGCGACGGCCGCAGACATTGCGACTGACGCGGTTGGTGCCATGGGGCTAGAGGCCAGCACACCCGCGCAAGAAATGGAAAACCTCACCCGCGTCATGGACGTGTTTACGGCAGCCTCGACCGGGGCGAACCTCACGGTTGAGCAGCTGTTTGAGTCATTTGTTAAAGCGGCGCCACTGGCCAAAACGACCGGGGCGTCATTAGAGACAACTGTTGCAATACTCGCCACACTCGCAAATGCAGGTATCAAAGCCAGCGTTGCGGGTACCGGACTTAAAAACATATTTTTAGCTCTCGCCGGCGCAAGCGAGGGCAGTGGTGCAGGATTTAAAAAACTGGGCATTGAACTCGCGGACGTTGAGGGTAATCTGCGCGATCCATTAAAGGTTATAGATGATCTACGTAAAAAATTGGTGGGTAAGGGGTCGGAGGCCCGGGTCAATATTATCGAGTCAATATTTGGTAAAATACCGCTGGCGTCAGTTAACGTGTTGTTGAACTCCACAAACGCGCAGCTTGAGCAAATGAGGCGCACGGTCACCGATGTGCGTGGATCGACTGGACGCATGGCTGAGGCCATCCGGTCCGATCTTAAAGGTTCGATTGACTCGTTCAGCTCAGCGGTATTGGATTTAAAGCTCGGCGTGTTGGGGCTTCAAAAGTCACCTCTCGGCGCCGCGATCGATAGTTGGACAAATTCAATCAGAAATTTCACTGCGGCGGTTGAGGACAACCCGCTCGCATCACGTGAGATCATGAGTGGTATTGTTGATAGCTTGAAAGGGTTAGTGACGATTCTCGTGATCATGAACGCTAAATGGCTGTTTATGGCGTTTGTGGTCCCGCTAGCGACTAAAGCATGGGTAGCCTTCACGTTTACCATGGGGCTACTCAAAGGCGCGTTCATCGCGCTCAGAGCGCCCATGTTAGCGTTTGCTATCCTGACGGGAGGCGTAACTGCTCCACTGATACTAATCGGAGGGGCGATAGCCGCACTGATTGGCCTTGGCGTTGCGCTCGTGCTGAACTGGGATTCTGTGGTTGCCAAAGCCCGGGAGGTTGGCAACGCGATCACCTCGATACCCCTGCTCGGGTCGCTTGTTAGTGGCCTTGGATCGGGGTTGGGTGGTATCGGGGATATCGTTAGTGGACTGTTTAATTTTGGTGACGAGAGGCAAAAAGCCGTCCAAAATGTTGATAGTCCACTGATATCTGGCATCGTTCGTGAGACCACGTCCAACGTTAATCTGACGATACACGACAAGGCAGGCGCCGCGACACTGGATATCCCCTCGGCTATACCGGGCGTTGGGATAACATTTTCTTCATCATCTGGAGATTTTTAGATGACTTGGGAAGACCGGATTCAGGAAGCAGCGTACAACTCACCGTCAGGCCAGCGGTTCGTTTTTCAGTTTGAGGACGTGAGCCGCTCGTTTGACAAGCAGGGCACGGCGTACTCATTCCCAGATTCGGCCGGCTCGTTCGTCCAAGACTTGGGCCGCACGGGCAGAAAATACCCGATCCAAGCGATCTTCAACGGCGACGATTACGATCTGCTAGCAACACAATTCGAACTCGCGCTAGCTGAGCCTGGCATCGGTGCGCTCGATCACCCGATTTATGGGCGTATTTCTGTGGTTCCCTTGGGCGCAATTAATCGCGACGACAAGCTAAAAACCGCGACTAATCAGGGCACGGTAACAGTAACTTTTTTCGAGACGATTGATTTCGTGTTTCCGTCCGTGCAGCGCGATCCGTCTGCTACCGTGCTCAGTGCGGTTGACGAATACAACACAGCAAAATCCGAGGAGTTTGCCGAGCTGCTCGATGTTGACACGGAACTCGAGCGGTCCGCACTCGGATCGAGATACAGTGCACTACTCGCACAGACATCTACAGTGCTTGAGGCAATCGCAGCGCAAGAACCCGCCGCGAATCAACAGTTCAACAACATCAAAGACTCGATTATTGACTCGTTATTTGTGCTGCTAGACGAGCCAATAACACTGGCACTGCAAACTCAAGCGTTGCTGCAAACACCCGCAGCAGTGGCCGTTAGCGAGATACTGTCACGTTTAACCGCATATGGCTCAGTGTTAACCGCGATTACGAGTCAAGATGCAGAGGTGCCTGGACTCGACTCACAGCCAAATAACAATTTCCAAAACGACGATCTGTATGCATCCACAGTTGTGACTGGCTCGATCGTGTCGGTCGTCAATACCGAATTTGAGACAAAAACTGAGGCGCTGAATGCCGCTGAAAAGATACTTGAGCAGTTTGACGAGCTAACAGTTTGGCGTGATGACAATCAAGTATCACTTGAGTTAATTGACCCCGGTGCGGCGTATCAGCAGTTGCAAGAGGCGGTTGCGATTGCAGCCGGTTTTCTGGTACAGATATCATTTACATTAAAGCAGGAGCGGCGGGTGACTCTCGTTCGTGAACGTACTATTATTGATCTAGCCGCGCAGTTTTACGGCAACGTAGATGATGACACTTTAAATTTTATTATTGATTCGAATGCGCTATCCGGCTCAGAGCATATCGAGTTACAGCGAGGACGGGAGTTCATTTACTATGAGTAACTATGTTAGCCCAAGCGTGTATGCCATGAGAAAGCGATTGTACTATAACCCTCGAAGTCATCTAGCGGATGCGATAGCGGCGATGGAGCGTGTCGCTAGGCGTCAGAAAGCGCGGCAGGTGGCAGAGCTGCTAGACAAGGCACTGTCACCAGAGATCCAGACGCCTGTTGACCCGGAGACCGAGACATGAACGATGATATTTCCGAAATACTAGATCGGATGCGGCCTGAAATCCTACGACATGATCACGAGAACCCAAGACCCGTTGAGATTCATGTCAGGAGGGTGACAATGCGGCGCACGCTGCCCGAAGTTAAGCACCCCGAGTGGATGTTGGCGGAAGAAGACCGCATAAGGGCTAAGATGCTAAGGCAAGCTGAGATTAACATTCAAAAAATATTTAGAGGTGAACCCCTTGGATGACTTAAAAACACAAAAAGCCTGGAGCGCATTGACCGACAGTCCCATCACGGACACGATAGCCGAGCTCCAAGAAGTTTTACGTAAGCAAAAGGTAAAGCAGGCGCCAAACATTAGTCACTTTGTGACGAGGTTCGACTATGCGTTACCTGTCGATCCGCGCGCAATACTCAACACCATTCAACCCTAATGCCAAAATCGTACACGGTCTTAGCTGGTGA